TTCCGGGACCGGACGGCGTAAGCCTTGGGGCGAGGAAGTTTGTCGCTTCTTCGCCTCAAAGTCGTCTCAATCGGTAAGCAAGATCGCGACTTGCTGCCATACTCCGCCCATGAAGCTCGCCTCCATGCTGTTGAAACCGTTTTACGCGGTCGTGCTGGTCCTGTTCCTGGGCTTGATGCTCGCCTGGAAGTGGGTTGTCGGCGAGAGTGGCCCCGACTGAACGGTCAACGCTTCGCCTCAATCAGAGCAATCAGTTCTGCCAGCCGCTCTCGTGGGATCTTCCAAGCCTGTGGTACGCCCATTCGTGTAAGCATGTCCCGGGCTAGTTCTTCGCCGGTCTTGGGCTCTTCGGGTTCGTTTGGGATGTGGCGATCTTCCGGAAAGACCTCGGCATCTGCTGATCCGTTGACCACTGCGCCATCTGCCTCGAAGGTCTTGGCGGATAGCTTGGTCCGCACCTTGCCACGCCGGTAGAGCCTGAACTTCGCTCCTATGGGGAGATCGCCGAACTTCATGTGATAGTGCTGGTTACGTGTTCGCGGCGCGCAGTCGCACCACTTTCATCCAGCATCAGGGAGAGGACGGCGAACCCTGATCGTTGACACACTCATTCAGCCGTCATAGTGCCCTCATTTTCTCACGTCTCCTTAGATAGCGCTAGTTACCAAAGATCCTCGCTGGATAGCTCCGGTCCGTCATAGCCTCCAGCACGGCGCATGAGAGTCTGCCCGGATGCCAGCGCATGCCGCATAGCGTCGAGACGGCCAAGGAACTCTCCCTCGTCCGTCAGGAAGCCATGAACCTCCGTCTCGCGGATGTCGTAGCTGCCGCCCATGTTGGAGAGTTTGTGCAGCACGTTGTAATGCCGACCGGGCTTGGGGACATGGCAGACCAGATCACCAAACTTAATTGCTGCTGCAATGATCACTTCGCTTTCCTTTCGCTCATTTCCAAAACTCATCTTTCCAGTACGTGCCGAGCGATATGTTCCACCGCCCTTCGACAAGGCATGCCAAGATAATAAAGACGACTGCGGCCACCTTGAAAGGGAGGGCAAGAAGCTTCAGGACCGTCATGCATCTTCCTGAAGAACATCGTCGCGCGTAGAACCGAGGATGATTTCCGACATGCCGACCGCCTGAATGCAATCGCCGCTTCTGGTCCACTTCCCAACGTACTCTTGGACGCTTGCCAGCACAGACGCGGCTTCCACTTCGGTTTCGTAGTAGCCGAACTGCCCGGTTTCCTCGTGGCAGCCGTACCAAACGCTGTAGATGATCTTCACGGCGTCTCCTTAGATAGCGCTACAGGGGCAATCGGCCTATCAGGCCCCGTGACGATGCTTGTGACGGTGTACGGCAACTTGTCATCCTTGTTGCCGGTGTATCGCACGCCAGTCCTGAACCGGCGATCTTTGCGATAGCCAACCATGAACAGTTTGTCTCCAACCTTCATTTGGTCGATGCTCACGGCGTATCCTTCTGTGCTTTTCTTTGCTTCGCCACAGCAGCAAGTTGAGCCTTAACCGCTGGATGCTTCACAGCCTCGCTTGCCTCTATGCGGGCTACGCCTTTTTCTGTGACGTGCAGCGGGACTAGGGGAGGGGGGGATTTCATACGGGTGGTGCGGCTTTGGCGCGATTCATCAGGCGCACGACTGCATCCAGCACATCGGACACGTTCTCGGCGCTTGTGCGGCGTTGCGCGTCAGGCTTGAGCATCCGGTAGACGCCGGGGCCGTCGAAAAGCTCGGCGGGCAGATCCTGAGTAGGTGCGGAGAGGGCTTCGGCCACTGCCATCCATGCCAACTGGCGCGAAATGTCCAAGTCCTGCCAAGCGGGTTCTTGTGCCGAATCAACCAGCGATGCGTTGTACGCGGCAAGCGCCTTCTGTGCGAGTGCGTGCAAATCTGGCTCGTGTGTTAAGTCGCTCATGTGCTCTCCTTCTGATTGGCAGTACGGATCGCATCCGAGAAGATGTCGGCGAAGTAGTCCAGCATGGCGGCCTTTGGAACGCCGTCCTTGTGCCACGCCACGAACTGCTCTGCGGCATTGGTCAGGGCTTGCGTTCGCTCGCTTTCGAGCTTGATGGCGGCTCGCATCTGGTCGGCGGTGTAGACCGGCATGTTCGGCTCGTCGTTTACTTCGATGACGAATGCCGGTGAGGGTAGTTCTATGTCGCTCATGTCGGCTCCTTGGTGAAGGGGGAGGGGGCTCGCTTGATCTTGTCGCGGACCCAAGCGGCACCGCCAAGGGCAATCAGCTTTTCGTACTCGGCATCGGTCAGCCGGATAGATCGCGGCTTCGTCTGCTCGTCAGGGGGCAGGGGCTTCCTGCCTTGGTTGCGGTCACCCATGGGTCTGGTCATCCTTCAACTTTAGCGCCCTGCACGAGTAGCAGAGCCCGTCGTCAATACAGGCCGAGGCTTGCTTGGCCGCCGCGAATAGGGTCGTGTCCTCGACCGTCTCCCGACCGCAACCGGGGCACGCCCAGCTCAGATGGAGCCCGTTGATGGTCTGGATGATCGCAACACCCTCCGCAGCCATCCCCATATCGCCATAGCCCCGCGAGCACTCTCCGCAAGTCGCACACGCGCCACCTGTCTCCGTGCTACGCCCCATCGCATCGAACTCCCTGCCGCCGATCTGAACCGTGCAGGCGAAGCGCCGCACGAAATCTCCAATGAAGGCTGCTGCGTTCATCAAAAAGGCCCTCAGGCCCGGAGATGTTTTGGCCGGTAGGCCTTGATGATGTTGGAGTGGTCCGCCTTGAGCGGGCCGTGGGTAATGAAGTGGGTGGTGAGCCCGTTTTTGTGGATGTGGTCGCGCAGGGCGACCCAGTTGACCGCCATGGCGGTCTCGGTCTTGGTGTTGGGTGCGTAGAGGTAGTACATGGTGGGCTCCGGTTGGTGTTGCGATGTGATTAATGTAATACCGCAATCAACCTAGCGCAAGCTGTTTCTCGTCATACGGCAATCAATCCGACGAACGGTAGGCAGGCGCTCGGTTCGTTGGAATCAGCGATTCGCGCTCAGAGGGGAGGGAGGCCAGATTTGGCCGATGTTTGGAATTGCCGATCACAGGTTTTCGCCCGTGCTTATTGGCTTCAGTGCCGGGCCTGTCACGCCGGGGGTCGCGGGTTCGAGTCCCGTCCACTCCGCCAGTCTACATAAGGGTTTGCAGCTATCAAAACGATAGCGCAGACCCTTTCTTATTCCAACGTTTGGAATTTGATTCATCGCGCCGGCTTCGCAGTACGCACGCGGCGACGGTCGTAGATGCTCCGAACCATGCGCTCTGATGTGTGCATCGTGGCGTCCATCACGTCGCTATCTCCGCGTTGCATCTTGTCGCTCACGCCCTTGGGTCGGCAGTCCTGCAAGCTGAACTGGCGGAACTCCTTTTCCTCGATCGCGGCTTGCTTCACGCACTCGTCCATCAGCTTCGACAGCGTGGCCTTCCATCCGCCCTTCGTGTACTTCTGGCCTGCGAGGTTGCCGAACACATGCCATGCGCCAGCGAGCTTGTTTCGCTTCACGTTCAACGCTTCGTCAATGGTGCTGCGCAGCTCGGGACTCCACTCGATCATGCCGTTCTGCACGTACTGGCCCTTCTGCCTTTTGGCGGCAATCCAGACGATGCCTTCGTCCTTGATCTGGTCGCGGGTGAGGGCGCGCACTTCGACCGACCTGCGCACGCACAGGAAGGCCGTCTTCAGCGCCAAGGCGACGATGAGGCGAGAACTGCCGAGCTTGCGTCCAACCCTCACAGCAAGATCAATCTCGTAGTCGGTGACGTACCGGCTCGATTTCACGGTTGCTAGCTTCTCCACATCGACGAACGGATTGACCTCCAGCACGCCGACGCGAATGCCGTACTCAAGGATCGTCCGCATAAGGGCGATCTCCTTGTTTGCCTTCTCCGGCCGTGGGCGTGGAAGGCCGGTCTTTGGATCGACAGCAACCTCGGCGGCGTCAAGGTATGCATAGGCGTCGGCCTTGATCAAATCCGTAGCGAGCATGATCCCGAACGCTTCCTTGAGCTTGGCAGCTTCGCGCTTGTTCTCGGTCAGCGTCGATTCTGCGCGGCGGTTCTCGCTGGTCAGCGGCTTAGATTCCTGCCACTTGAACCACGCATCAATCAGCGCCTCTACGGTGCCCTCTGACGGCTTGCCACGGGCGATCTGTCCGGCTTGCGTGATCGCCTTCCTGCGAAGCTCCACGATCTGCGCCCGGTCGGTGATCGGGCACGAGTAGCGGAACGCCCACTCGCCCGTGACCATCTTCATGCCGATCGAATAGACGCGCACTCCACGGCGCTCGTAGACGCGGAACGGCAGGCCGTCAGGCTTTGCTCTGCGACGAATCATGTTGCCCCCAGCATGAAGCCCAGACGCGGGCCGTTGCGGCGTTGACCTGGCAGCGGTGCCCCGGTCATCCTGGCATCGAAGAACGCTCGTGCGACTTGTGGTCGGCCCTTGGCGTCAGTCTCGTAGATCCAGTTCCGCACGTCCAGCCATCGGCACTGGCCGGAAGGAAACTTCGCGCCCGTGAGCGTCTTGATTTCTTCTTGTGTGAGTAGTGTGCTCATGCTGCCTCCGTCAAGATGCGCCATGCTGTTGCAGCCACTCGTGGAACCTGTCCGTTTCCAAGGGCTCTAATGCGGTGTGCCCGATGGGCCATCCCAGTCACGGTTTTAGGCACGGCATCCTCCCAGCTACCACTTCGCCAAGCCTCTTGGCCGTAGCGTGCCAAAAGTCGTGGCAGTGGCTGCACAGTGTTTGCAGGTTCGACGGATCGTTGTTCGTGTGATCCTGGTCGCAGTGGTGAACTGCAAGGCGCTTCGTGTAGCCGCACGCCTCGCATTCCGGCTTGCGGTGCTTCCGAGAACGCCAGAGATAACTCTTCGGCTTCAACTCCTTGCGGCTGTTCCCACATATACGGCTGCAATGCCGCTGCTCCAAAAACAGCTTTACGTCCTGTAGGCGACCGTTCGCCATCACTCGACGGTTGAACGGCGTGCCGCATATCTCGCAGATCTTGTCGGGTAAAACCTTCAAGCCAGGCATTGAATTCCTCCTTCGGCATCGGTGCCAAGTCCGTATGTCCCATCGGCCAACCCATCAGAAGTTCGACCCACTCCGGGTTCAACTGGCCACCGTCCGAGGCCATGACCGCGTGATCGATCCTGTCGCCCGCTCGGCTGCGGCCCGACTTGCGCGTCAGTGCTGCCGGCGATGATCCTTTGCTGGCGCTGGCGCTGGCGCATGGCGTCGGCCACATCGCATTCGCCACCGCCCACCCCAGCTTGTTGGGCTTTGTGCGGCCATCGGTCGCTCGAAAGTTCAGGTTGCTCGCTCCCACCATCGCACACGGCGTTGGCCAGAGGTTCTTCCTGGCCATCAGCGCCAGCGTCGGACGCTTGTTCGAGCTGCCCGGCGATGTGTTGAAGCGCCCGGAGCCCGCGTCTATCGCCACGGGCGTTGGCAAGAATCCAGATTCGCTCTCGCAAATGGGGAGCGCCGGTGTCCGCCGCAGAAACGACTCCCCATTGCGCATCGAACCCCATCGCGGCCAAGTCTCCAAGAACCGTTCCCAGTCCTCTAGAAGTGAGCATTGGTGAGTTCTCCACGTATACGAGGCATGGTCGTACTTCGCGAACGATCCGAGCCATCTCTGACCATAGTCCGGAGCGCTCTCCTTCGAGTCCGTCTCCGCCTCCTGCGACGCTGATGTCCTGGCATGGAAAGCCGCCAGCCACGACGTCAACAAGTCCGCGCCATGGCCTTCCGTCAAAGGTACACACGTCATCCCAAATCGGGAAAGGGGGAAACGTTCCGTCGTTTTGTCGTGCCACAAGCACGGCTTGGGCGTAGGGCTCTCGCTCGACGGCGCAGACGCATTGATGTCCAAGCAGTTGCCCAGCGAGGATGCCTCCACCAGCGCCCGCGAATAGATGAAGCTCATTCATTCCTCCCCCTCTTGCCGTTCCTGCGATACGCTGGGTTGGGGTGCGGCGAGCGGATACCAGCGGCGCGTCGGCGCGTTGTTCGGAGCACACATCCAGCCGCAATGCCGGCATTCCTTCGCCACCGGCTCCACAGACTGCGTAACGGGCTGAGAGGCTAGGGCTGCGCGGGCTTTCCAGCACTTCCAGAGCCAATGCATGTCTACGCCGGCATAGTCTTCTGGTTCGTCTGGGTCGCGGTTGAACCAAGTGGCTTTTGGGGGCACGGGGTAACCGCCCGAGTACCAAGCCTCAAACGCCTCCCGCTCGCTCGTCTCGGTGGTGCTCATGGCTTCGGCTCCACTGCGGCGGGGCTCTCCAGCGCAATGTGCAAGCGGTCTAGCATCTGCCATACCTCCGAACCTTCGGCCACTGGCACATTGCTTATCCACCCTTGCAGCAGTTCGGCATCATCCGCCGTCAAGGTGAATGTCAGCCCTTCGGGCGCTGCGGCGGCTGGTTTGTCTCCGTGCCACACGTCTTGATCGGGGTCCCATCCGCTCACGTCCGGCTCCACTGCGGCGGCTGGTGCTGCGAGGTAAGCGCGAATGTTTCGGGCGTGCTCGCTGGCTTTAACTGCCAAGCCCTGCGCATAGATACGCACATTGGTGCTTCCGGCTACCTCGTCGGCGAGCCTGAGAGACGCCGAGTAAATCCAGCCCTTGTCCATTGCCTGCATGTGCTCGTCCCATGAGCCTGCGGCGGCTGGTGCTGCGGCGATTGGCAGCAAGCAGATGGAGCAATCGACTGCGGGACGAATCCCGTGCTTGCATGGTTGCGCGGCTGGTGCTGCCTGAGTAGGTGCGGCGAACAGGCCATCAAGCTGCTTGTAGGTGACTTCGATGTTCAGCGCGTCCAGCCACTCGATGACCGTGGAGCGCGTGACGCTCGGCTGCATGGGTGCCTGAGTAGGTGCGGCGAGGGCAAGCACTGCGCGGGCGAAAACTCGTGCTAGATCACGGCGAAGTTCAAGGCCGAGAACCCGCGAAGTAACGGCGTCGATTTGCTCGTCGCTCGGCTGCATGGGTGCCTGAGTAGGTGCGGCGAGGGCGAGCACGAGCACTGCGCCTTCCTCGGGGTACTCGTCCATGTGGGCGTAGACACCGGGACCGGAATGCCCGTCCGCACTGAACGACAGTTGCCAGCCTTCCTTGATCGGGTTCATGTCATCGCTCGGCTGCGCGGGTGCCTGAGTAGGTGCGGCGAGGCGAAGCGCGTAGAACTTGTCTAGCCACTTCTTGAGTCGGTCCATCATGATCTGAGGGCCATATGCGACTTCCTCTGGATAGTCGGCATCCCATGCGATCGTCAGAGGAACCCATCCATCTGGCAGGACGCTCGGCTGTGCGGTGCTGTTGGCCGCAGAGGTGGGGCGCGCGAGAAGTGCGCGGGCGAAGTTCCGATAACGAACCCCTCTGGCATCGGTGCAAACTTCTTGCCAAATGGCGTCGATCTGCTCATCCGTCAGCGCCTCCTGCTGTGTGCGCTCTGCCAGGGCGGCGCGGGTTTCATCGACCAGCATGTTGAATTTGTTGGACGTTTCATCAGCCTTCTTGTTTTGGCTGTACGACTCGCTATCGGCTTGTTGCCAATACGTCTGCCCAAGTTGCCAAGCGCGGCGCAGTGCTTTGCTCACCATGTCCTGCATATCGCAGACGGATGAGGGGGTGACTGGGGTCATGCTGCCTCCGTTGCAGAGCGGGCAGAGGCTTCAGCGGCCCAGCGCGCCTCGTTCTTGCGGCGGATATACGTCTCGTAGCGGGTTTCGTAGCCGTGGAAATACTCGGCGAACGTCTCGTAGAGCTTTTCGCGGTTCGCCTGATCTGCCATGTAGTAGCAGTTCACCAGCGACTTGACGAAACTGCCGCCTTGCTTCTCCATCATGTGCAGGGCGTTGTCGTAGTGTTGTTCGTTCATCTCTATCCTTCGTTAATCGCCATCAGGCTGTAAGGGAGGGTCAGAAGGGAATATCGGACCCGTCATCGAGCGAATCGTTGCGCTGTGGCTTGGGTGCAGCCTTCGCTTGCTGCTCTTCCTTGGGCTTTACCGAGATGGACATGAACTTGCCCTTCTGGCCCGACTTGATCCAGGCCGAAACCCACAGTTCTTGACCATTGACGGTCAGGTTCCCCGTGTAATCGGGGTGGGTGTCTTTTTCCTTGCGGTCGTTCTTGAAGAGTGCGCCGGAGTTGTCGTACTTGGTGGTCATGCTGTTTCCTTAGTGGTTTGAATGGCTTGCTCGACTTTCTTGAAGGCCGAACGTGTTTTTGAATCGAGTTGCGCCCACAGCGCCATCTTTTGGAGGTCGTCCAGCTTCTCGTTCTTGATCTGGATGACGGATTCCGAGTGCCACTGGGTATCAGTGCTCTTGAAAGCCTCTGTGACGCCATGTGCGAGGTCCCTGACGTACTCCGCAACCTCTGGCGGCAGAACGGGCGCGTCCGTGTCCTTCATGGGGCTGTGACGAATGCCGGCGAGGTCTTGCTTCGGCTCTGGCTTCTCTTCGCCTTCAGGGAGGTCTTCCCCGGCGTAGATGTAGAGCCCAAGGCCGTGCATCGAGATAGCCTTTGTCATGCAGCGCATGATTGCGTCACTGATCTTCCGGGCGTCCGGGCTCTTCAGCGCGTTGTTCTTGTGGTCCATGACCGGCAACATGCATTCACGACGAAGGCCGTTGACCGTCACTGACGTGTGGACCATGGCCGTCTCTCCAACCCACATGCAGGGCTGTTCCGCGCCTTGGGGTCCATAGGTGTGGACTACCCACGTTGCGGCGGGGTCCACCTTGAGCACTTCGGCCCATGCCCACGCCCAAGACAGATAGGTGAGTTGTCCCTTCTTCTCGGTGTGGTCGTTTACGTTGATCTTGAGTAGGTCGGACATGTGATCCTCAAAACGGGAGTCGGTTGATTGCGATACGCCAGGCGGCTTTGGCCGAATGGCTCAGGCTGTTCTTGTGCTTGCGGTACAGGCGAAATACGCCGTATGCGTCGATGAGGCGGCTCATGCCATCACCCACAGAACGAACAGCGCAACAGCCACCATCGCAATCAGGAATGGCGCAAAGGTCAACAGCGCGTCTTCCACTGGATTGCATGGCGTCCATTGGTCATCGAGAGACGCGAACTGCGCATTTGCGAAGCGTTGGCTGTGCGTGTGAAGCAAGCCTTCCATGTCATGGATTGAGAGGTCACGAGTGGTCATATCAGGCTCCGTACTGGTTGAACAGAATTGCGACGACGACGCACACCGGAGCCAGTGCGTACAGCACCTTCTCCGACAGAGGCATGCGGCGCTTGAAAGCGTGGATGGCGCAGGCTTCACGTACCGTGTCGGCAGAGGTGCGGCGCGCCCAATGCGACAGGGGCTGGTCAAGGAAGGTCATTTGCCGCCCTCGTCATCGAAGACGGAAAGAATCGCGCTCGTCCCGACCAGCAGGAGAAGCCCGATCAGCACGAAAGGCATAGTGAGCACGTAGGCGGTCACTCGCAGGACTGCTTTCATTGCTCGCTCCCGTAGTGGACGATTCCCTCAAGGTCGCAGGCAAGGTCCGTCAGGGACGCCTTGGCTTCCGTCAGGTGGCTCGCTGCGTTCGATTGCAGGCAGCAGACCAGCTCGAACAACTCTTCCGGCGACAGGCCACCGTTGCGCCCGATGTGCCCAAGTTCGCAGCGGATCTCGAACAGCTTGAATGCGCGAAGTGCGCGGGCTTCGTTGATGCGGGCAACTGCCTCTTGGCCCATCGCCTGAAAATCGATCCGGGCGTTCATGCTTTGCTCCCAAGCCACGCATCGAACTGCGCTTGCTGCTGCGGGCCGACATACGAGACGCCTGCCTGTTCCTTCCACTCGGCCAGCTTCTTTGCCGTCCAAGTGATGTAGGGGACGTTGCAACGATCTGCAGCCCATTGCTGGATCGGAGATTCGTAGCCGACTGCTTGGCAGTACGCCGTGAACCGAAGGTCGTAGCCCTCGAACGGGTGAACGCTGTGCAGGGTTTTCATGATTCCTCCGAGGCGAGAACGCTGACCAGAGCCACGTTGCAAACGCGGCCCTTGTCTGCATCAGTGAGGGACGAGAGGGCGATCTCGCGGGCGTCTTGCTCGCTATCACCGCTGTATGTGACCGTGCGGCTTGATTGGCCGAGGTCGATCAGGAAGGTGTAGCGGCTCATGCGTGCCTCGCTTCGATGCGGGCAAGCAGAACGTCGTACATGTGGAGGGCAGCATCAGCCACGCCTTCAAGCGCGTCCTTGCTCTTCGACTCCATGACGATCTGACCGTAAGGACCAGCGAAGACACCGCTGGTGATCACGATTGCAGCGAGTTCTTCCTTCGTGATTCCCATCGCAAGCTGCGAGAGCGTTGGGGAAGGTGAGGCGGGTTTGCGGGGCATGTTGCACTCCTGTTTTGGCGAGTGCTTCGAATATCGTCTATCCGATAATTCCTGTCAACGGTTTTCCGATAATCGAGCCGATATTTTTTCTAGTGGCTTACCCCTATTCCGATAGTGACAGGCAACAAAAAGCCCGCGCTAGGCGGGCTGGTCGGGGAGTGGTGGAGGCTAGAAGTTCATCGAGGAACCGACTGCCTCTGACATAGGTACACCGCCATCGCACTTGAACAGCACTTCAGCTTCAGGCCAGCCTCCGAGTGCTCGGGGAGGGCGCTGCGTGATGTCTACCAGGCGGAAAGCCTTGCCGGCCTTGGTGCAGGATGCAGTTGCTTCGCGGACAGCCTCCTGCTTCAACTGCTCGGGGTTGTAGAACACGCCGGCATTGGTGGATCTGGTGATTTTCTGCAGCCCATCGGCCAGCGGAACAACCCCAGAGGTTGGAACTGCACACCCGGTAAGGGCGAGCAGTGCAATGATCAAAAGCTTCTTCATCGTGGTTCCTCTTATGCTTTCCTGAGCCTCGACGGCAGGCCGTCCATGGCCCGGTGTGATCCCGCTAAACCCTCCGTTGCGCTGTAGCCAGCGCCCGGGGTTATCGCTGCTTTCTCCACTAGGGCGTTCAAGCCTCTGGTCGCTGAATAGATCCCGTACTGGAGTCGGTCAGCGTATGCCCCGTACACACCTGACACATCATCTCCATTGAGGGTAGATGCGACAAACATCAGCCCTGTCACTTCGCCTCGCTCCATTTTCCCAAGCAGAACTCTTGCCGCCTCAACCATTTCTGGTCTTGCGAGATGCCCTCTGAGACTGACTACGTTGTTCACTTTCGCCCTTCATGAAATCGGGTTTTGGTATCGAGCCTGTAAGACCATTCTTACGCTGCACAGTATCAGGGTGCGTATCGGCAAACGGAATCGGAACTTTAGAGAGTCGCCATAGATCCAGTGCGACTTTTTCCACAGTTTCGAGATGTTGCGGTGGAAGCTCGTGGAGTTGCTCAGGTGTGAGTAAGGCAAAAGGCCAAATCCTGGCAGATCGCATTTCGCCATGGCCGGTTGCGAGCCATTCGGCGCTAACCCTGCACTGGCTTGCAAGCTGCGGCGTGTACGCAGATCCTTGCCCGGTCGTCTCCGCTTCGGCAAGGGCCGACTGCGACATGCCGACCGCTTTAGCCAAGGCGTGCTGCGTAAGGCCGGCTTGCTTCCTTGCCGCGACCAGGCGGTTTCCGTAGTCAGAACGAGTGGTATTTCGCATCGGAACACAGTAGCCAGTTCCGTTATCGGTTTTCCGCTTGACGGCGTATCGGGGTTCCGATAAAGTCGGCGCGGTGAACTGGCAACTACTCATCGCAGACCTTCAGCAGCGCGGCCTGAGCCAATCTCAGATCGCTTCCGCTTGCAACTGCGGGCAAGCAACCATCAGCGAGCTTGCGAAGGGCAAGAACGACAACCCGAGCTTCAGGTTGGGGCAGGCGTTGATCGCTCTCCAGCGTCGTCGCAGGACTCGCGAACTCAAGGCGGCCTAAATGGACAAGCAATCCACCATCTTCCCGAGGTTCCTGATCGCTGTTGGCTCGACCGCAGCCTTCTACTTCTTCCTCTGTCTTTTCGAAGACGCCGCATTCGTGGACTACGTGCTGCTCATGGGAATTGCGCTCGTGGTCGCTGCGATTGGCGCATACGAACTGAGCGAGACGAACGAGTTCAACGCTTCGTTTTTCGAATCCGAGTAGAGGGCGATTTGTCATTCGACGGATCGTCCTTTTTATTTGCCCAAAACCAAAGTCAACCAGCGTCAACCATGAACAACCATTCGCAACGTGAGATGCCGATGCTCTCGGAAGCCCGCAAGGCTGTCGATGTGCCGATCGAGTTCGTGAAGGCTTGCAGGGACGAGCTTGCCGCCCTGAATCTCTGCATGAACCTCTCGCACCTGAGCGACGAAACCATCCGGGACACGCTGGGTATCGACAAGGGCCACTTCAGCCGCATGCGCAAGGGTCGGGGCAACTTCCCGGCCAACAAGCGCCTTCAGTTGATGGCTCTCTGCGGTAACCGCGCTCCAGTCCAGTTTGAGGCACTGCATCTCAACTGCGATCTGGTGGAGAAGTCGAAGGACGCGCTGATCCGTGAACTGGAAGCCCAGCTTGAACAGGCGAGGAAGGCCGCGTGAAGCATATCTCTGTATTTCTCTGGCAGGGGCTGCATCCCTCCATCAAGGTTCGCCTTACTACCGTCCCGCAGAAGTTCTTCCCTGGCCTTCAGGATCCACAGAACCACGCTGGCTCCATCACCATCATCCCTCGGGCTCAGGCGCTCAAAGACGCCGACAACCGGGATGCAATCAAGCGCGGTGGTGTCTGAATGGCTCGTTCGCGGAATATCAAGCCGGGCTTCTTCACCAATGAGGATTTGGTGGAACTGGATTTTGCTACTCGGCTGTTGTTCGCTGGTTTGTGGACCCAAGCCGATCGGGATGGTCGCCTAGAGGATCGCCCGAAGAAACTGAAGATGGCGATCTTCCCAGCAGACAACGTTGATGTGGACGTGATGCTCGCTGGCCTTCACAGCGCGAAGTTGATCGTTCGCTACTCGGTTAACGGTGTTCAGTACATCCGTATCCCCTCCTGGAGCAAGCATCAAAACCCACATCACACCGAGAAAGCCTCGGAGATTCCAGAGGAGCACGGTGGTTTAACCGTTAAAGAACCGTTGGATAACGGTGCTGCACCGGTTACAGCCGTGCTGATTCCTGATTCCCTATTCATTGATTCCCTTAGTTCCGCTTCGCCGGAACCCGCCAAGCAGAAACGTGCTTCGCCCAAGACCGGGGTGCCAGCCGACTTCTACCCGAACGGTGCAGGCATCGAAGCAGCCGAGTCCGCAGGCTTGGATGTGAAGGCAGAGGTTCGGAAGTTCGTCGATCACCACGAAGGCAAGGGCTCCGTCATGGCGAGCTGGCAGGCCGCATGGCGCACCTGGATAGCGAAGGCTGTCGAGTTTGGCCGTGGCAAGGCTGCAAAGCCCAGCGGTGAGGCTTCGTGGCTGGCAGGCACACCTTTCACCGACACCTTCGAGGCTCACAACGCCGGGTGTTTCGCCCACAACGTCGCCAAGTTCCGGACAGGAGCGCCCGCATGAAATCGTTCGTCATGTGGCTCGCCATGCGCGGGCTTCTCAATCACCGCTGGTTCCGCATCGTCGGTGACTGGCTCGTCCAACGCACCGGAGCCCACAAGTGAACGCCGCAGAACTCTCCGCCCGCCTCGCATCTGACACAGCGGCCATCGTCTCCCACCTTCTGCCCCAAGGAAAGAAGTCAGGCGCTGAGTGGAAGGTCGGATCCGCATCTGGTGAGCCTGGCGGAAGCCTCTCTATCCGTCTGACCGGCTCAAAGGCTGGCGTCTGGAAGGACTTCGCATCGGAAGAGGGCGGTGACCTGATCGACCTTTGGGCCGCTGTCCGGAACTGCTCGATTGGCGAAGCGATGGCCGAAGCCAAGGGCTATCTCGGCATCAACGACACCATGCCGGAACGCGCCATCAAGAACTTCACCGTGCCGGCAAAGCCAAAGACGGCGGTCCCGGTCAGCGAGGTTCGCTCATGGCTGCTGGATCGTGGGCTGACCGAGCAAACGATTGAGGCGTTCAAGGTCCGCGAAGTGCAGCGCAACGGCTCGACATGGGCGCTGTTCCCGTACCTGCGTGATGGCGTGTACGTCAACGGCAAGTACCGCAACCCAGCCGACAAGAAGGGCATGGGGCAGGAAAAGGACGCAGAGCCTTGCCTGTTCGGCTGGCACCTGATCACGCCCAAGGCTCGCACGATCGTGATCACGGAAGGCGAGATTGACGCGATGACGCTGCACCAAGCGGGAATCCCGGCGCTGTCGGTCAATGCTGGATCCGGAAATCACCAGTGGATCGAGAACGATTGGGACCGTCTCCAGCGCTTCAGCGAAATCGTGATCAGCTTCGACCACGACGAGGCCGGCGACAAGGGCGCAGCAGAAGTCATGAAGCGGCTTGGTATCGAGCGCTGCAAACGCATGAAGATGCCGTGCAAGGACGCGAACCAATGGCTTCAGGAGGGCGGTTCACCTGAGCAATTCCGCGAAGCTGTAGCGACGGCCAAGAGCGTGGACCCGGAAGAACTGCGGGCTGCGAACGACTTCATGAACCGGGTGAAGTCGATGTTCTGGCCGGCACACGGGGAGGCTACCTTTCCGCTGCTCCAGCTTGACCAGCGGTTCCCGTGGTTCGAGTTCCGCACGGGTGAACTGACCGTCTGGACCGGATACAACGGCCACGGCAAGAGCCTGCTCCTGTCGCAAGTCCAGCTCGGGTTGATGCAGCAGGGCGAAAAGTTCGTGATCTTCTCCGGCGAAATGACCCCGGAATACCTGATCAAGCGAATGGTGAAGCAGGCAACCGGGCAGGACCGCCCGACGCCGGACTACATCGACGCTGTGGGCAACTGGCTCATGGACCGTTGCTACATCTTCAACCAGGTTGGCAGCGCCACGGTGAAGCGCCTGCTCGAAGTTTTCGCCTACGCCAACAAGCGCTATGGCGTCCGGCATTTTGTGATCGACAGTTTGATGATGACCGATGTCCCGGAAGACGGTGCCGGCGCGATCACAGCCCAGAAGGAAGCCATCCGGTCCATGTGCGACTTTGCCAAGCGCAACGGTTGCCACATCCACCTTGTCGCTCACCCCCGGAAGGGCAAGGACGAATCCAGCGGCCCCGGAAAGATGGACGTTGCTGGCTCTTCAAAGATCACGGACGGCGCTGACAACGTGTTCACCGTCTGGCGCGCACAGAAGGACGAGTCCGAACCTGAAGACGGCGAGAAGCCCGACGCCAAGCTTGAACTGAAGAAGCAGCGCAACGGCGACACCCAGCAGTACTCGCAATGGCTCTGGTTCAACAAGGGTTCGATGCAGTTCCGCGCTGCCAAGCGCTCCCTCAAGACGCTCCGCTACGTCGAGTTCAGCGGAGAACCCCACCGTGAGGAAACCCATGAATGACGCACATGGAAACCGAGTTGACGCATCTGGTGAGCCTGATGCAGCCGCCGTTCCGGGAGCAGTGGAAGGCGTACTGCTGGGCAAAGGCAAATGCACTGGCGGCAAGTTCCCCTGCCGACTATGCCGATCTGCCTGCTGCACTTTTGAAACGGATGCGGAACGACTCGAAAGACTCTGGCCCGAAGCAGCCCTCTATCACCAACCAAAGGAGCAATGAATGAACTACATGGCTTACACAACCCGTCCAACGGTCGTTCAGATCCCCGGTACGGACTTCTGGAAGGTGGCTAGCTGGCAGCAGCTTGGCCTGGTGCGCGACCTTGAGGACGCAAAGGCTCGCTTCGGTGGCTCTCCTGTGCTGGAGCGCGTCAAGTCATGAACGCAGAACCTACTCGGGCAGAGTGGTGGGAGATGACTGATGCCGAGTACGAAGCTTGGCAGGCTGAACAGGCCGCACTTCCACCAGAGCGCCGAAGCGGTGCGTTCGTCATTACCCCGATGGTGCCCGGCGACTCTTGGATAGTGGGGCAGGTGACCTTGCGGCAAGCGATCGAGTTCAACTTAGTCAAGGGCATGGGCGTCACCCTCGAAGACGCCATCGCTGAAAGCAAAAGGGCGCAGTCATGAACAGCGTGACGTTGGTCAACCCCGTCCAAGCGCACACAGCGCTGCGCAATGCATGGGACCACATCAAGCCCATGCTCATGGCTGGGCATCGGCTCACCCTCGTGGTACGGCCAGAGGTTCGCAGCGATGCCGCAAATCGTCGTCTATGGGCGATGCTGACCGAGATCAGCCAGCAAGTGGACTGGTACGGGCAAAAGCTCTCGCCTGAAGAGTGGAAGCACGTTTTCAGCGCAGCCATGAGAAAGCAGAAGGTCGTTCCCGGTCTGGATGGCGGCTTCGTGGTTCTCGGTCAATCGACATCAAAGATGACCAAGGCTGAGATGAGCGAGATGCAGGAATTGATGATGGCCTTCGGTGTTGAGCGGAACGTGGTGTTCCGTGAACTGGAGCCCGCGTGAAGCCTCGGCTCATCAAGGTACACGGAATGTGGCACTGCGGCGTAAAGGGCGTCAAGGGTCAGCTTGGCATCGGCTTTAACAAGGTTGGTGCTTACCTCGATTGGTTCTGCATCGTCAGGCGGCAATGGATCTTGGACTGGAGAGCAAATGACCATCAAAGCTAAGGCGTGCAAGAGCTGCCGCTGCGCCTTCATGCCGACCCGTCCCATGCAGGTGGTCTGCGGCCCGATGTGCGGCATCGAGCGCGCCAAGAAGAAGCGCGAAGCCGACGAGAAGAAGGCCAAGGCTGTGGAAGCCAAGCAGGACCGGGCCAAGAAGGAATCGCTGAAGACCATCCCGAAACTCCGAGCGGAGGCACAAGTTGAGTTCAACAAATTCATCCGGACAAGAGACGCAGAGCAACCTTGCATCTCTTGCGGCAAGCCTCCGGGCGACCTTTCCGGGCTGCACGCTGGTCGTGATGCAGGGCACTACCGAAGCACAGGAGCAGCCAGCCATCTCCGATTTGACGAGCGGAACTGTCACGCCCAGTGCGTCCACTGCAACCAGCACCTTGCCGGGAATGTCGTCCAGTACCGGATTGGTCTCATCGAACGAATCGGGGTTGAAGCCTTGGATTCCCTCGAATCAGATAACGACCCCGTGAAGTGGGACCGCGACACCCTGCGGCAGATCAAGGTGATCTATCGCGCCAAAACCCGAGAACTGAAGAGGAACGCATGAACGCATATTTGAGCCACCCAAGCCGCAGAGAGCGCGCAGCAACAGCAAAGAGCCGTGTAGAGGCTGGTGAGAAGCCGATTGCTCTTGCTGATGAATACGGGGTCAGCGTCTCTACCGTGTACCGCTGGATCTGGGGAGGGCAGAACAGCGGCCAACCCAGGAAGGTGAAACCGCTGGTCGAGGTTGTGGAGAAGGTCGCCGAGCCGGTCTATCGCCCAGCCAACAGCGTATTTGCATGGGGGGCGCAGGCATGACGGAAGAAACGCATCTCCTACTGCTGCGCATCGAGGCATTGGAACAGCGCCTTGCGGCCCTTGAAGCCGCCCAGCCAGAGCCTCTGGTATTCCCAACGATCGATCTTGGATTGGTGGAAGGCACGAAATGATGAACGACCGAGCAGAGCAGGCAGCAGTCCGCGCAGCAACCCTCTCAGACTTGCTGCCTCGCTGGCACAACTGGGGTAGGAACTACAAGGCCAACCAGCAAACTCCGCGCGATCCCATCTTTCGCAACACATCATCAGGCAGGGGATGGGACTCGACGGATGAAATCATCGAGGATGAGCTGATGGGCTCAACCATGGAGACGATCGATTTCCAGGTGAGCGAGATGCAAGACCCCTACAGGACGGCCATCTACTTCCTGGCACGCAACCTGGCAACAGGCCGGAGTGTGTGGCTCAGCAAGAGACTGCCGGAAGACCAGTTGGAGCGAGCAACCATCGTTGCAGAGGCTAGGAACATCCTCACTCGCAGACTCACGGCATGTGGAGTATTGTGAAAAACGAGAAGATTGACACATTGAAACAAGAGCCTCAGAATCGCGCTCGGTGGGCAGAGGTGCCTCCAAATTAAGCCGCTTCGGAGTGATCCAGGCGGCTTTTCTGTTTCGCCGGGCAGGCCAACATCCTCATCTGGTCTCTGTACCTAGGGGCCTGACCCGGCACCCCTTGTCTCCTGATTGGCGCAGTTGCCAGTCCTTAGCCCGCAGCCTTAACCGGCTCGCGGGCTTTTTTCATCGAACACGCCTGTAAGGCACTCGAAATCATGTCCGAATCCAACAAAGTAGTGAAGGCTAAGCCTCCTGCTGCCGGGATGGGTCGTCCTAAAGGCGTGCCCAACAAGGCAACGGGAATGGCTCGTGAGGCGATTGCAAAGCTCGTAGAGGGCAATGTGGATCAGTTGCAAGACTGGCTCACGCAGATCGCTGCAGACGAGAAGCAAGGGCCTGCTGTCGCCTTCAAGCTGCTGATGGACGTGATGGAGTACCACATCCCCAAGCTCTCGCGTGCTGAGCACACGGGCGCAGACGGTGGGGCGATCGATCACAGCCTCACGGTGAACTTCGTTGGCGTCAAGTGAACGTCGAGTTCCCGGAGAAGCTCCGGCCCATCTTCCTGCCGAACCGCACGAAGGTGGCTCACGGTGGGCGTGGGTCGGCAAAGTCTTGGGGATTCGCCCGCGCTTTGCTCATCCAGGCGGCTCAAAGCCCGCTACGGGTGCTGTGTGCTCGGGAAGTGCAGAAGTCAATCAAGGACTCGGTTCACCGTCTGCTGAGCGACCAGATACAGGCGATGGGGTTGGGCGGGCACTATGAGGTTCTCGACACGGAAATACGTGGGAAGAACGGTAGTCTGTTCCTGTTCGCCGGCCTTGCGACGCACACAGTTGAGTCGATCAAGTCGTTCGAGGGGGTTGACCGCTGCTGGGTGGAAGAAGCCCAGACGGTCACAAAGCGCTCATGGGACGTACTGACGCCGACCATTCGCAAGGATGGCTCTGAGATCTGGGTGACGCTGAATCCGGACATGGAGACCGACGAGACCTATCAGAGGTTCGTTGCCAACGCCCCTGAAGGCTCTTTCGTCGTCCAGATGAACTGGCGGGATAACCCATGGTTCCCAACGGTGCTGGAGGTGGAGAGGCAGGAGACGCTCAGGCGTGATCCTGACAACTACCAGAACATCTGGGAGGGCGTACCTCGCCGGGTGTCTGAGGGTGCCATTTACCGGCACGAGATTGAACGGCTGTACGAAGAGAACCGCGTCAGGCTGGTCCCGTATGACCCGCTGCTCAAGGTGCATGCTGTGTATGACCTTGGATGGAACGACGCATTCACCATTGGGATGTTCCAGCGCTCATCCGCAGAGGTTCGTTGCATCGATTACATCGAGGACAGCCATAGGACGCTGGACTACTACGTTGCGCAGTTGGAGAAGCGGCCATATCGGTGGGGGTTGGACTTCATCCCTCACGACGGACGCCAGCGCAACACACAGACAGGCAAGAGCACCGAAGAGGCATTGAAGGCAATGGGCCGGAATGTCAGGGTGCTGGAGGCAGACAACGTGGAGGAAGGCATCAAGGCGGCTCGCATGATGTTCCCCCGCGTCTACTTCGACAAAGACAAGACGGTC